TTAACTGTAAAGAAGCACTGTACGGCGGAGCTGCAGGCGGAGGCAAAAGCGACGCTCTCTTAATGGCTGCCCTTCAATACGTGGACGTGCCAGGCTACAGTGCAATACTATTTAGAAGAACATTCAACGATTTAGCCTTGCCGAAAGCCTTGATGGACAGAGCAAACGAGTGGCTAAGCGCAACAGACGCGCATTGGAACAGCGAAAACCACACTTGGACGTTTCCTTCAGGCGCAAAATTAACGTTCGGCTATCTTGAAAACGAGAAGGACAAGTACCGTTACCAATCAGCAGAATTCCAGTACATAGGCTTCGACGAACTCACACAATTCCTAGAAAGCCAGTACCGCTACCTCTTCAGCCGCCTAAGACGATTAGAACGTAGCCCTATTCCACTGCGCATGAGAGCAGCCAGCAACCCGGGCAACGTGGGGCACGACTGGGTTAAACAGCGTTTCATGACTGAAGGTCCAGAATACGGCAGAATATTCATTCCTGCACGCCTAGACGATAATCCGAGCCTAGACAAAAAAACATACGTTGAAAGCCTCAGCGAACTCGACCCCATCACGAAAAGGCAGTACCTTGACGGCGACTGGACCGCAAGGCACGGCGGCAACATCTTCTTGCGGGAATGGTTCAAAATCGTTGCTGAAGCACCTGCAGAACTCAAACTGGTTAGGTTTTGGGACATGGCGGCGACGGAGCCGAAGCCGAACACGGACCCAGACTATACGGTGGGAGCATTGGTCGGCGAACAGAACGGCATATACTATGTGCTAGACGTTAAGCGAATCCGTTCGGGCCCTCCGCAAGTTGAAGCACTCATAAAACAAACAGCCCAGCTCGACCCTGCAGGAACAAGAACGTTCATGGAGCAGGAGCCAGGAAGCAGCGGGGTCGGACAAATCGACTACTATGCGAGGCAAGTGTTGCAGGGCTTCAGTTTCTGGGGAATCAAGAGCACAGGCCCGAAAGCGGAGAGGGCTGTGCCTGTGAGTAGTGCGTCAGAAGCTGGTAACGTGAAGTTGAAGCAAGCATCATGGAACGGAGTGTTTCTGGACGAGTTTGAAGGGTTTCCGCAGGGCGCGCACGACGACATGGTGGATGCTGTATCAGGAGCATTCAGTCAACTACGTGTAGCCTATAAGCCTTGGGTGAAGGGAATCAAATGGTAAAGCAATTAAAGAAAGTCGGCTTCAGAGACAAGTTAGCCCTACGATTCGGCTTGGTCACGTCTGCGGTTATGAAGCAGATCATGGAGAACCAAGAAGCAAGTCGTCGCAGCCCAATCCGCGAAGACCTCTACAACCAAATCAACAGAGTAATAGATGTGCCCTACAACTACGGTTTGCTAATGCATTATGCTTGGCAGAACGAAGTGGTTAGGCAGGTGCACGACGCAATCATCCGTGAATGCGTGCGGAACAAGTGGGATGTGAAACCTAAGTGGCAAGCCAAATGCACGATGTGCGGCATGGAATTCCAAACTGACAAGGAAAAGTGCAGTGAATGCGGAGGAGCAACAAGGAAACCTGACCTTGAACAGAAGCAAATCTTACAAGCGTTCATTGACGACCCAAATCCCGACAATGAAACGTATGATATTGTGAAAAGCTGTTTCCGCTACATGCTCTCGGTTGACGATTGTTGGTTGAGCATTCAATACGCGGATTTCAAGGCAGAATCGCCTTTAACCATATACGTTGAAGATTCACGGAACATGCGCGTTGTGAGCGACGAGAAAGGCAGATTGGGCAACGGCGAATACTTCTGTCCAGAATGCACTGGCGACGACCCGGGCAAAATCTACCAGAAAAACCAGAAATGTAAGAAGCATCCCAACCTTGAGTTGAAGGAAACCGCTTACGTCTATGTTTCAGGAGCAGACGTGAAGGCACGCTTCGCAAAAGACGAGATACTGCATAGCATGTGTGATCCGCTCTTGCCTAGCTTGTATGGGAATAGCAAACTCATCAGTTGTTTGAAAGTTATATTGAGCATTTTCGCGATGGACCAGTTCAACCTGACCACATACGGTAAGGGTAAGCTTGCGCAGATACTGTGCTTCAACGGCATGAGCCAAGAGCAGGCTAACACGTTGCAGGCGGAAGCGCAGAAACAGATAGACACACAGGAACTTGACGTGCGCACAGGTGAAAAAGTCGCCAATCTACTCACTCTTTTCTTAGGCGCGACGGACAAGGGCGTCACCAAAGTCGATAGTATGCCGCCGTCCGAGAAGATGCAAAGTCTGGAATGGTGGAAGTTGTGGCGCGAAATCGTCTGTTCAATTTACGGCGTAACTCCAGTGTTCAGCGGTGTGGTTGAGTCAGGCAAAAGCGGCAACAACCCAAGAATGCAGATTGACGTGCAAAACAACACTACAGAGATGTATCAGAAGGGGTTTGAAGAGCCATTCAACAACGTGGTTGTGCCAAAGTTGGGCGTGACGGATTGGCTGTTCAAGTTTAACCCTGTTGAAGAGAAGGACGAGATGCAGGACGTGACTGTGCTTAATGCGAAGTTGGATGCTCTTCAGAAGGCTGTGAACCTTGGTTTGGACGCGGAGTTGACGGATGAGGGCGAAGTTAAGGTGGGCGGCAAACCATTGACATTGGAGGAGAAGAACCAGATGAGGGTTGACCAGTTCAAGCAGACTCAGCCAGAAGGTGAACAGGCTTTTGCAGGGAAGAAACCTTTCAAACAAGAGAACGTTTTTGCGACTGAAAAAGGACGAAAAACATGGCTTGTTAAGGAGGTGGATGCAGAATGACAGTTGATGAGCGAGTTAAGCAGGCCGCGTTAGAGTTTGCTCAGGCTCACCCTATCCAGTGGGACGACTTTTTGGAGAAGTGGCTGGCCGCACATCCAGTTGAGCAGGCAGCGCCAAAGCCCGTAGAAGAGGTTTCTGTTCCGCCGTTGGAACAAACTGTTAAGACTCAAGACACGGCGCAGGAAGAGCCGCCGCACGCGGACGGTCCTAAGATACGGAGGGTAACCAAGAGTGAGTGAAGGAATCTACAGTCGAGCAAAAAAGTCGCAAGAGAAACAGCCTATCAGCAAAAAAGATGAGACGATTTCGCCTCGGATACTTGAAGAACTAGAAATTCTCAGAGACTACAGAAAACAACTTGAATCATTCATGGCTCAACTAGAGAAAGCTCAGCCGAAACTCAAAGAACTAGAAGAACTTGTGCAGACCACAAAGATTGTGAAGGCAGTGCAAACCGACACACGCGACCTTGACAAGGTTGAACGCGACACACTCATCATGTTCCAGACTTACCTAAAGATGCAGGGCATCGTGCAACCGTCGGAGTAGAATAGAATGGAGGTGAAAAACGAAACATGGTAGCAACAGTTAGCATAAAATACAGTACGGGAGGCGTGGACGGAACGCCAGCAACAGAGACGGACGTTGACGCTTTGGGGCCGCCGTGTTTACGGTTCAAACTGGCTGACAACCCGACAATCGACACAAACAATAAGTTAGTCATTCCCACGGCTGGCACAAACTACAGCTTGTGGAAGCAGATTTACTTGTACTGCGACGATGCGGCCAGCCACATATTAAACAACCTCAAATTCTACAGTGACGGCACAAACAGTTTCGGCACTGGCGTAGACTTGGAAGTGGGATTGCAGTTTCCAACTAAGAACAGCGGCGCAAGCACAGGCTATGAACTTCCAACTCTAACGGGCGATTCAGGTGACGAAATGGTAGCGGGTCACACTATCATAACAACGAAAGCAACAGTGTTCAACTACAACAGTGGCGCGATGTTGACGGGTCCAACCATCAGCGAAGCAAGCAGCCAAATAGATGCGGTTGGCGAAACAAGCAATTACCTAGTTCTTCAGATGGACGTGGCAAACACGGCAAGCCCAGGCGAATTGCCAGTTGATGAAACTCTTACGATTCAATATGACGAAGCGTGAGCATAATGGAAGTACATAAGAAGCCATACCGTGAGGTTTCTGCTAATTTGACGTGGCAAGCCGTTTACTCGGACAGGATTATCAACCAGTACAACACGGATGGAACGCAGAACAGTTACGGCGAGCTTGACCGCAACGGATTAACTGCATTCAACCTTGTGGATGGCAAGGGCAACGTCGTAGTTACTGTTCCGCTGGATTCTGGCAAGAAACTGTTTTATCGTATGCGCGTGGCACTGTTCGTGCATAGTAGGGCTAGGGAACGCGTTTACATTGTCGGTTGGCAATCAGCGAGCGACTTGCGGATTTGGGTTGTGGATTCAAGCGGGAAAGTGAAGACGTTCAAGAATTGGCATGAGAAAAACCAGTGGCTTTATGTGCCTCAGTTTTATCCGAGTGAGATAGTGTGAGTGTGAACTGATGGGTTGGTTAAGCGGCTGGAGTAAACGGGTCAAACTTACAACTGACCAGCTTGATATAGATGCAGACCTGGCTAACTTTCCCATTTTGCTTTATCTTAGTAGTTCTTCTGGAAGATTGGCTGACGACATCACTTTTATTTTTACTCAGCTTGGAGCAAACAAGTTAAAGATTGCTGTTACAACTTCTGATGGCATAACGGAATGTTACGTTGAAGTAGAAAAATGGGATTATACTGGAACGCCTTCAACGAGCAAAGCGTGGCTTTGGGTTAAAGCTCCAAGCGTAAGTGGAACGGTTGATACTGACCTTTATCTCTACTATGACAACACCCATGCTGACAACACAGCTTATGTTGGCGACCCCGAATCTACACCAGCCATGAATGTTTGGGATGCTAACTTCAAAATGGTTCAGCACTTGCGAGACAAGACTACGAGCACTACGGCTGACAGCTCTACAAACAATAATGATGGCACGAAGACCAGTGCTAATAATCCAATAGTTACAACTGCTGGTAAGATTAGCGATGCTCAAGACTTTTCTACTGATGGTATCAACCATCCTAACATTCAGCCCGCATCCATCACTTTAGAAGCATGGATTAAAACGAACACTCAACCAGCTAACGGCTGGATAGTAATGAGTTGTTTACAAACCAACGGAAGGTATGGTTACTTGTTTGGCGTCCCATGGGGGAGAACAGTAAATAAAGTATATATAACTCGTGTTAGCGACTTAGGGGGGTATACTGACTGTGGTTCTACATCAACACTTTCAAATGCTGTATGGTATCATATTGTAGGCACTTATGACGGGACAAACCTTAAAATCTATGTTAACGGTGCCTTAGAAAACACGGTTGCAAGTGCCGCTTTAGTTTATGGTACAATGTATTCTTACATAGGTAGAGATGCAGAGACGGGCTACGAACTTTATTATGATGGGGTAATAGATGAAGCACGAACATCAGATACAGTTAGAAATCTTCCTTGGATTAAAGCATCTTACGAGACTGGAAGAGACCATCTGCTTGACTGGGGAACTGAAGAAACTTCCGCAGCAACC